CGAAGCCAGCGATGTTGATAGCCCTCCGGAGCAGGGGGCGCTTCTAGTCTTGACGGGGGTGACCACGGCTTACGCTTGGACGTGCTCTCCCTGGTAGTCTTAGCGCGGGAAGTACGTTTAATGGTTTCGAATTCCGTTTCCTCGGTCATTAACCTTACTCCTTCACGTATTTCGCGTATTCTTCAAGTGGCACACCCAGTTTTTTCGCTATTGCGACTTGGCTCGGAGTGAGACGAACCTTCCTAGAGCGTCCAGGCGAACCTGAACGAGAAACAGATGCAACGGTCTGAGAGGGCTTCCTTGTGCCCCCGTTCAGCTTCTGCGGAAACTCGTTCCGCATACGTTTGTCAAGCTCACTATAGTACTCGTCGCTAGTCGGGTCAAACTCTTCATCCTCGACAAGTCTCTTGTGTAATCCAAAAGCTGCAAACGTCATGGCCTCGTCTTTTCCGAACCATTCATTACGTGCGGCCCATGACTCTGCTTTCGGATCCGTCTCCGCTGCTAGTTGTGGCGCAGGGGCTTGAGCCTGCTGCTGCTGTTGATACTGGGCTTGCTGCTGTTGCTGTTGCTGATACTGAGCCTGTTGAATTTTAGCCTGATTAAGCCGGTCTTGTGCTACGGCCAGCTCTGTCAACTTTCTTTGTGCTGTTACAGTGGCTTCCGTGTCACCAAGGTCCATTGCACTACGAAGTGCCGTCTCGGCTCCCTCTTGTTCGCTGGAAATACGTCCCCCGTATTCGGACAAGTAGCCCTCGTCCAGGCTCTTCATGCGAGTTTTTAGAGCATTAGATTCAGTTTGAACGTTCTGAGCATATTCGACTGCCGCTTGTTCACGGCGCTCGGATTCCCTCATCCGTTTCGTCAGCTTGTCAATCCGTCTTTGTACAGAGGTTTGATATTCTTCCTGCTCTTCCGATACGGACACTTCCGATACGGATACTTCCGGTTCAGTTTTTACCTCCGCGCCGCCTACTTCAACTTCAGTGATAACCTCATCGTCGCCAAGATCGATGGTCGTTTCCTCTTGTTCAGCCATAGTGCACCTTTAAAGACTTAAAATATCATCAGGATCATCAATACAAGCCAAAATCTCGTCATCGTTTAAGACTCTGACTTCGCCGCCCTCAATACGAAAACGGGATCCCGCATAACGAGCGAAAATCACCCAATCGCCCTCCTCGCACCAAGGACCGCCGGGGAATTTTTCTTTGTCCTTATATGCCAGAGGTCCTACCTTAAAGACGTATCCAACAACCGTTTGGATTTGAGCATCATCGCGAATAGTTTCTGGAATTATTATTCCACCGTCGCTTTTACCCTTACCGCGATAAGGAAGAACAAGAATGCGCCATCCGGTAGGAGAGGGCATTCGTTCAATCAAGGATTTGTCAACGAGTTTAGGGTCTAATACCCTATCTTCCGGAGTAACGTATGCGCGACCGATAAAATCATCGGCATCTTCACTTACATCCTCCAAAGTCTGGGTTGTATCATCCAGATCAATTGTCTTGGCTTCAGCGTTAGTCATCCATGTGCTCCTGTTTTTCTAGCAGGCCCGAGAGTTCCTGTTGCACTAATTTAAGAGCAGTAAGCTCGCCCATCAAGTTGGCGTACTGCTCCATACTTTGTATACCATTGTTCTCTAACACGTCCAGTACGTGTTGTCGTCTGTCTGCAATAGTCCTTTGAACAAAAACCGCAACTGGTAGGATGTCCATATCGCAGACTATTCTATGCTTTACTAGAAGTCCACATAAAATCCCGTCGCTGTTTTAAGGCTAACAGATCTTAAATCGGCTCCCACGTTGAGCCGCACCCATGCCACGCTTTTTGCCCATGGTTACTTTACCAGTACCAATAGACGGGCCCGCACGGCTCACGGTTTTTTGATAAGGAACCCTACCCTGGCCCTTGATGTCGGCATAATTAGCCGCTTTCGGTGCGGAACCTGCCGGAGCGCCCATGTGTTTTACTTCAGCCATATCAACCTCGTTGTTGCGCGTTTCGCATCTTGTCTCGTTCCGCAGCCGCGTCGATGCGAGCAAACGTCTGCTTCTCTTGACTTTGTATCCTGTCCTGGAACTCTTCACCCTTGCGAGTTTCTTTCTGTTGATCAAGCTGAAATTCTGCCTGATCCAAAGATAGGTCCCCTTGATCCTTGGCCTGCTTCATCTGCAACTCTTGCTTCTTCAAATCAATTAAAGGATCTGGCTGTTGCGGCTGGCCTATCTGAGAAACCTGGGCGCTTAGTTCTTTCACTCGCTGCATTCCCTGTGCAATAAATTGTGCTTTCATGCCCTCTATTTGAGCGGCTGGATCTCCTTGCATTTGCTGTCCTTGCATTTGCTGCATTACTGCCGCCTGGGCCTGCTCTCCAGCCTGGATCTTCACATGTTCCATGACGTGCTTTTGTAGTTCTATTGCCATTTGCGGTAAAGAAGCAACCGTTGGCGAAGAACCAAAAACAAGATGCGCCATGATGTGTGCTTCATGGTTCTGCCCATCAAAAGCGTGTAAGGGAGCCATCTCAAGGGCCTTGATATTTTCTTCCGCCGGATCTTCCGGCGTCGGTTCTCCCGCTGGTGGTTGATGAAGCACTTTATCAATGTCACGGACGCCCAACGCTTCGTACATGCGCCGGTACACCTCGTACATGTTGTGCATCTGAGGAGCTTGAGCCGCCAACTGCATTTCTGTTTGTGCAAGTGCGATACGCTGCGCTTGAGAAAAGATGTTGGGATTGGATACCGGCAGTACGTCCACACGGTCATCAAAATCTGACGCCATGATGCTCTGGTCGGCATTCTCTATCGAGTAAGGATACTGCGGCGGCAAATAATCCGCCATGATGCGTACCAGCAGCTTGAATTCCTGACGCATGGCGTAGTGCATACGCTTGTGCACGGCACTCATTACCCGTGTGCCCTGTTCCAGCATCGCGATAGTAGTTCCAACAGCAGCTTCTTGATTGCCGTCGCCAACTTTCAAGTCTGTAATAGTCGCAAAACGTTGCCCTGCTGCAACGACAAAGCCCAAAAGTTGAAACAGTGTTTGATCCGGTCCCTTGAAGGGTAGCGGCATCAAACTGTCTCTAATCGCGCCGCCCGGAGCGTCTACGTCTCTGAACTCTCCCGGTTGCAGCGGCTCATCGTCGTCTCTTATCCGCAGACCCCGCGCTTTGAAGCCTGCGGGCAGATTTGAGAGCGTTCCGGCGTCAATAAGCTGCCTTAAAGCTGCCGTAGCCGTCCTAGAGAGCCCTCCGATAGTGTGAATGAGCCCTAACCCATAAAATCCGAAGCCTGGAAGGAACTTATAGTGAACAAAGTACTGAACCTTGCGCTTTTTCTCGTCGTTTTCGTCATAATTGCGTCGAATCGACAAAACTGCGCCATTATCTTGACTTATTGTCACCACATACGGAACTTTGATGCCCGTTTCCTCACCCTCTTCGTCTACTTCTTCATACCCTTTCAGGTCTAAATTGACATGGCATTCCAGTAATGAGCAGTCGTAATCAATATTAGACGGTGAAACGCCGTCTATATTGCTCATTTCCTTCGTTATATTATCTTCTTCCGTTTGGGAGGGTAAAACGGGAACATCCAGATAAAAGCCCGATATTTGCTTCTTTCGTAGCTCGTTCGCAGGCATACGAATAACTTGCGTGATGTTGGGGCAAGTCTCCAGGTCATTTGCCTCGTAAGGGACGACAAGATGCTCGGCGGGAACAAACTTGCTCACCGCACGATCTAGACTCTCGTCATAATAGACCTTCTTAAAGGTGCTCCCGGCCAGAGGCAGATAAAACAGCATCTGGTCAAACTCCGGCGTGTACTCCTCCATCACGTTCATAATGTAGTAGTTCATAAATTCCTTGACGCGGGAGGCTTGCTCCTCCTTTTCCCGTGACATGGAGCCCATGACCACGGTTCGTACCGGACCTGAAGAGGGCAAAAGTTCGTTGAACGCCTGTGCCTGAAATTGCGTAGCCGCTTCAGCTAAAAGAGGATGCGTTACGCCTGTCGCGCCCCTGAAAGGATCCGATCTCTCTTCGTACTTGAGACCAAGGAGACTTAGCCCATTGGAATAGGTCTCCTCCCAATCGCTGCGAGACGAACGATTGGCCTCAAATTCCGCCATAAGCTCGTTGGACAAGCCGCCAAGCTCACCGTCATCAAGAAACTCCGCAAGGTTGGAAGAAAATTCTTCCTCCCCGCCGCGAGTCTCCTGCGGATCAAAATCGACCAGAGCTCCACCATCTTCGGAAATCTCTATTTCAATCTCTTCCGGAACGTTGTCCAGAACAGTGGAAAATGCGCCGGGAACAGCAAACTCTACGTCTTCTTCTATCTCAATAAGATTTGGATCGTCGTTTTGCCGTTCCACTAACGAAACCGGAAAAGGCTCTCTGGCCATTATTTATCTCACTTCTTAAAAGCGACCGCCGCGTTCCTTGACAACAACAGCTATAACCGCTGCTGCTATGCCCGCCGCGCCAACCCATGGCTGACCAAGAAAGGCAGACAAACCAACTAACACGGCAGCGCCCGCCGCCCAAGAAGAAGGCTCCTTGATGCGGTCCATTACCCATTCGCTAACTGTCATAAACATTGGCTTCTCCTTCGTTACC